TTGAATTAAAAGATATATTCAATGAGTTTAATTTGCGAATAAAATTAAGTTATGGAACAAACTACTCTTCTTTACAACCCCTCTAATATTTATAATAGAACTTCATTAGATAGTTTTGATATAAATTTAGAAGGTTTGGCTGGGAATAAATTATTTTGTACGTTTTCTACAATAGAGGATTTAGATGAGTTGGTATATGATATCTCTTCTACATATGATATTTTATATGGGAAGATATTTATTTTATACATTCAATCTAATAATGAATATGCTTGCACATACAACGTAGATACTACTAATCTTTCAGAAATCCCATCAGGTACTATTTTAGTACATAGAAAAAAAGAATCTAATACACTTTATACTATTAATGCTTTAAATGAGCTTATCCGTAAACTAAATGGAGGTGTAGTAGACACTAAATTTCCTATTGAATGGAGACATTATAGAAATTCTATCCTACTTACTAATAAGGATGAATTTAAACAACTAAAAACTAAGATTCATAAAATTATTGAACTTTAGTTGGATGGTCCAAAAGGGCTTCGTATATTTACTGTAATTATATAAACCTAAAATGTTATACAATGGATTTAAACGTCATTAAAGAGCGTTTGGTTGCGCTCAATAATCAACAACCACAAGGTGGGGGTGGACAAAAGAAAAATTTATTTTGGAAACCTAGTATTGGTAAACAAACAGTTCGGATTGTACCCTCTAAATTTAGACCTGATTTTCCATTTACGGAAATGATGTTTTATTATGGAATTGGACAAAGAGTAATTGCATCTCCTGCTAATTGGAAGCAAAAAGATCCTATTATGGAATTTGCTAAACAACTACGTCAAAGTAATGATAGAGAAAATTGGCGTTTAGCTAAAAAATTGGACCCTAAAACACGTATTTTTGCTCCTGTACTAGTACGAGGTCAGGAGGATGAAGGTGTTAAATTATGGCAATTTGGTAAGGAAATTTATCAAACATTCCTTAATATGGCGGCTGATGAGGAAATAGGTGATTATACCGACATGTTGGATGGACGTGATATAAAACTTACTACAGTAGGACCTGAAGTGACTGGTACACCCTATAATAAAACTACTGCTACTGTATCACTTAAAGTATCTCCAATTGCTGAAGATAAGGATGAAATTCAAAAATATCTTAATGAACAAGCTGATCCTTTTAAAGTATTTAAGCAATATTCATTTGATGAAATTAAAGGATTTCTACAAAGTTGGCTAGATCCAGATTCGGAAACTGAAACAAAAGTTGATGTTAGCAAATCTCCAGTACCATCTCCAACAGAAAGTAATTATTCTTTAAATACTGATGCTACTAAGAAAACTAAAGCGGATAAATTTAACGATCTGTTTAGTGACTCAACAGATGATTTACCATTTTAATTAGTAGTATATTATGGCTAGAAAAAGTAAATCATTATCGGAGGCAGTCTCTAAAGAAATAAAGTCTAAATTTGATCTTAAAAACTTTAAGACTAAAAAAGGATTAGATCAAAACGTAAAGTTTAAAGAACAACAGTGGATACCCTTATCGGATGCATTTCAATCTGTAACATCTATTCCGGGTATTCCAATGGGTCATATAGTGCTTTTACGCGGCCATTCCGATACTGGCAAAACCACTGCATTAATTGAAACTGCAGTTTCTGCCCAAAAGAATGGTATTTTACCTGTTTTTATTATTACAGAAATGAAATGGAATTGGGAACACGCTATTCAAATGGGACTAGAAGTAAGTCCAATTGCTGATGAAGATACTGGTGAAGTATTAGGATACGAAGGTGACTTTATTTATGCTGATAGAGAAAGTTTAAATACTATTGAGGATGTATCCGCATTTATTCTTGATTTAATGGATGAACAGAAAAAAGGTAATCTACCTTATGATTTAGTATTCCTATGGGATTCTATTGGTAGTATTCCTTGTGAATTATCTATTCGTTCTAATAAAAATAATAATGAATGGAATGCCGGTGCTATGTCCACACAGTTTGCAAATAATGTAAATCAAAGAATTACATTATCACGTAAGGAATCTTCTAAGTATACTAATACATTGGTTTGTATTAATAAAGTATGGACCTTAAAACCGGAATCTCCTATGGGTCAACCTAAACTTATGAATAAAGGGGGTTATGCAATGTGGTATGATTCTACCTTTGTAGTAACATTTGGTAATGTTATGTCTGCGGGTACATCCAAAATTAAGGCAATTAAAGATGGTAAACAAGTAGAATTTGCTAAGCGAGTAAATATCCAGATTGATAAAAATCATATTAATGGGGTTACTACTAGAGGTAAAATTGTAATGACACCACATGGTTTTATAGAGGAAAGTCCTAATGCTATTAACAACTATAAAAAATCTAAATCTGAGGAGTGGTCCAAAATTCTAGGAGGTACTGATTTCAAATTAGTTGGAGAGGAAGAATCTCAGGATATTTATGTAAATACGTTTACTGAAGAACCTGCATAGGTTCTTTGGTTTAACGTATTATTTTTTGTATATTTAACTCAAAGGTTATATGGAAACAGGTAGTCCCCTAGACATTCTTAATCAAGTTCAAGAAAATAAGGCACCTAAAAAAACAGGTGAGCGTTATTTACTTATAGATGGTTTAAATTTATTTTTTAGAAATTTTGCTATTTTAAATATGGTAAATTCTAAGGGAATGCATGTAGGGGGATTAGGGGGTTTCTTAAGATCTTTAGGGGTACTTATAAGACAAATCCAACCCACACAGGTTTATGTGGTTTTTGATGGGGCAGGATCTTCAAATAATAGAAAAAATCTTCTTGCTGATTATAAATCGGGTAGAAATACTAAACGAATTACTAATTGGGAAATCTTCGAAAATCTAGAAGATGAACATGATGCAAAAGTAGATCAATTAGTAAGATTAATTCATTATTTGAAGGTCCTCCCTATTAAGATTGCATCTATAGATAAGGTAGAAGCTGATGATATTATAGCTCATTTATCTAAAATTTTAATAAAATCTGATGATGATAAAGCATTTATAGTATCTAGTGATAGAGATTTTCTCCAGTTAGTAAATGAAAATGTAGCAGTTTTTAGACCTATAGAAAAGGAATTCTACACTACTCAAACAGTCCAAGATAAATTTGGAATACCAGCTAGTAACTTTATTATATATAAGACATTATTAGGGGATAATTCTGATGGAATTAAGGGGGTAAAAGGATTAGGTAAAAAAGGTTTACTTAAAAAATTTCCTGAGTTAGGACAGCCTAATGTTACATTAAAGGATATAATAACTATATGTGAATCTAAATTTAAAGATAATATAACCTATGCTAGAGTTTTAAATTGCATAGATGAATTAGAATTAAATTATAAATTAATGGATTTATCTAATCCTATGATAGATGAATCTGATAAGGAATATTTAAAAGAACTTGCAGAAGACCAAGATCTTAATTATATTCCTAAAACATTTCTTGAAATGTATGATGAAGACCAAATAGGAGGGATCATTAGAAATGTAGAGTTTTGGTTACAAGATGTTTTTGAACAATTTAAAAAATAAAAGTTGACGTTAAAAAGTATAGAACAGTATGGTCACCCTTTCCAAATTAAGGTGATTTCTTCTCTCCTTACATCTAAGGAGTTTCTACAAAATATCATAGATATTTTAAGTGATGAAGATTTTCCTAATTCGGCACATAGGTGGATTATAAAAGAAATTATAAAGTATTATGATACTTATAATACTAATATTTCTATGGATGTTCTTAAAGTAGAACTTCAAAAGGTAGAAAATGAGGTACTACAATTATCCATTAAAGAACAATTGAGGCATGCTTATGAAGCCTCAGATGAGGATTTAAAATATGTACAGGAAGAATTTTCTAATTTTTGTAAAAACCAACAATTAAAAAAAGCATTATTACAATCTGTTGACATGCTTAAGGTAGGTGATTATGATTCTATTAAATTTATGATTGAATCCGCTATGAAAAGTGGACAGGATAAAAATATAGGACATGAATATCTTAAAGACGTTGAATCCAGATATAGAGAAGATAATAGAAAAACAATCCCCACCCCTTGGGGTAAGATTAATGATTTAGTTCAAGGTGGATTAGGTAATGGGGATTTGGGATTAATATTTGGTAATCCTGGAGGGGGAAAATCATGGTGTCTAGTATCTTTGGGGGGGCATGCCGTAAAAATGGGCTATAATGTATTGCATTATACTTTGGAATTAGGTGAGGATTATGTAGGTAGACGTTATGATGCATTTTTTACTCAATTACCTGTTGATCAAATTACACGTCATAGAAAAGAAGTAGAAGAAGTAGTAGATAAAATTCCCGGGCAGCTTATTATTAAAGAATACCCAATAGGTGTTGCCACTACATCCACTTTGGAGTCACATATACAAAAAGCTGAAAATTTAGGGGTAAAACCCGATTTAATTATTATTGATTATATAGATCTTCTTTCAACTAAAAAGCGAAGTTCTGATAGGAAGGGGGAATTAGATCATATTTATAGGAGCATCAAGGGGCTTGCACGACAATTAAACCTCCCTATTTGGTCTGTTTCCCAGGTAAATAGAGCAGGTGCTAGGGATGAAATTGTTGAAGGTGATAAAGCAGCTGGTTCATATGATAAGATTATGATATCAGATGTTTGTGTATCACTTTCTCG